TAATTTGTTATTAGCAAACCCTACAGATGACAAATTGTGGACTGGTGACGACAACATGTATCCATTTCCAGACTATTTAATAGGAGATTTAACAAGAGAAGTTATGCAAGAAATGCAAATAGCATTGAGCACACAACCAGATATGGTAACAGATGGATACGATACAACAAGAACGCAAGTTCAGCAGAGGGCACAAAGATAAATATATATCTCTTAGAGACATATATACAAATGTTAGGAGAGAGCTTAGAATTAATACTAAGTGGAGTAGAAGGAAAAAAAAATATAGAACAAAACAAATAAGTTACACTGTTTTTTATTCTATAGTAAAAAGGTTTTTAGAAATATTAATTAGAGACTTAACTGAAAGGTTTGAGCTTGTTCATTTGCCAGAAAAATTAGGCTATTTGTATTTAGACAAAAAAGAACATCGAAGACCATTTCATATTAGAGTTGATATAAAAGAATCTGACAAGTTAGGAAAAATAGTAAAATATAAAGTACCTATATTAGACGACTTTTATTACAAATTAGTATGGAAAAGACCAAAAAATTTTTCTAGGTGCAAAATTATGCCTCTAGCTAAATTTAAAACACAAATTAATAAATTAAAAAAATAAAATTATGGCATTATCAGGGGAACTATCATATAAAGGACTAACAATATCTAATTGCTACTTAAAAGTAATGCAAGTGCATCACAGAGCTGTTGACACTTCTAATGAAGCAGAAGATGGTACAATAACATGGACAAAAGCAAACCATGCAGACTACTCAGCAAGAGTATATAAAGATGCAGATGCTTATGCAGCAAATCCAGACCAAGCTATATACACAATAAGCGGAACTTTTACACCTTCAGTAGCAAACTCAGCTAATTTAAATATAGTTAGACAAACTTATGAGCATCTTAAAACTGTAAGCGAATACAGTAGTTTAACAGACGTATAAAAAATAAAATATGGCAACAAGAATAACAGGTGGTACATTAACAGTTACTATTACTGAGTCATTGACTATGACTCACAGTACAACAGCTGATAATAGAACGCACAGTCAAACAGTAACAAAGACATTTACAGGTATTGACCAGCTAAATAAAAGAGTTTTGAATCTACCAAACACCAATCAAGTAAAAATTATAGATTTAGGTGGCACGGCAGCATCAGCACCAGGAACATTTTTAAGAAGCGCTGTAGAATATATTAGAATAACAAACTTAGACGATACAAATGGCGTTGCTGTTATTTTAGAAGATACAGGTGCAGATACAGCGGCTATTTTGGTAGATGCAGACGCCAGCTTGTTGCTAACCGACACACAAATAGAGGCTTTTACAAACGGGAGTGCTTTTAGTTCATTTAGTGACATAGATGAAATATTTTTAAAAGCTGTATCGGCAAACACTCAAGTTGAAGTAGTGGTTGCTACTACGGCATAAATATAATATTATGCATATATCAGTAAACAGAGTATTTAACAACGTAGCTCGTAATTTAGGCTTACACAACTGGATAGAAAATATAGATTCTTGGGCAGAATGGGCTTTTGAAGCGGAGCAATACATAGGTAGTAATAAAACCTTCTTAGAAAAAGAAATAACATATTCTGATACAACTGCTGCCGCCTCAGCGACTATAACATGGACGGCAAATCCATCACACAATTCATGGATATCAATTAATGATACAAAAATATTTTTTAGGGACTCAAATAAAATTATTGGAGATGCATCAGACACTGAACAAGCAATAAAATCACATGCAAAATTTACAATATTAAATTTATTAGATGTAATCAATCAGTCTAATTTTGACAACACTATATCTAACATAACAGCTACAAGTGATTTTGCGACAACTGGTGATGATAACCATGCGGTGCTTACTTTAACCTATAATATTAAGGGAGATATAGGTAATCACGTAAAAATAGATAGTAGCGGTGAAGGAAAGCTTAGTAAAGACACATTAACTGGTGGAAAAGAAAGATATCACACAAATCAACTAAGATTACCAGATAATATGGTAAAAATGCTATCTGTTAGAGTTGGGGACAACATTATTACACCAACAAGTTCTAAATATAAAAGCAAAGTAGCAGACACTTTAGACAGATACTATATTAATGGTAATAGAATGAATTTTGCAAGCACCACATATAAAGATGATATAGTTGTAACTTATTTAGCTGTACCAATGTCACCAGAAGGTTGGCCTATGGTTAGACAGGGTCATGAAGAGGCTGTTGCAACATATATAATGTGGAAATACAAGATGATAGATTATTACGCAGCAAAAGTGCCACAATATATTGTAAAAGATTTAGAAAGAAGGTGGTATTGGCTTTGTTCACAAGCAAGAGGAAATGACAATATGCCTAATTCTGCTGAACTGTTAAAAATAGGTAAATTATGGAATTCAAAAATACCTATAACATCACACAATGCACCATTTTATGACGGATTAAATAGTTACTAATGGCACAGAAAAGCAATCCAACTACTTTTACTAAAGGTATGGTATCGGATAACGACCCTAGATATCAGGAGCCAGGAACTTACCGAGACGCACAAAACATTCAACTTATTAACAGTGAAGGCTCTACTTTTACAGTAGAAAACATAAACGGTAATATTTTAACCCTAGATATTGTCAATACATCAATTACAATAGAAAACACAGAAACTTTTAACACATATTGGCAAGGCGGGGCAATAGCATGGCCTTTTCAAAATGCTGTATTTTCAAGAACAGCTGGTTATTTTGCAAATATTGTTGGTTATTATTCATACAACAATACTCTACTTTTGATAATTGTTGGAATCACTGACGAATCAGTCGACAACCAAGATTTTAAAACAATTTTTTTATCGATAGAATTTAACAACATCGGTGAAATAGATAAAATAACAGATTTAAAAGTTGCATGGGAAGAAAGCGAATATAATGGTGCAGTAGTGACAAACACAC